GAAGTCTTAGTACCACCAAAGTCAATAACTGCTATAGCTGCATTTGATTGAGATGCGTTATAGATGATACAACCATCTGCTGAAACTGTAGCTGATGACCAAGTTGTATCTGCAAAGTCTACAGTAGCAGTAGAGCCATCAAGAGCAATAACAGGACTAGTTAGTGTGTTACCACCAGTAGTGTAGTTAGTGCCTGTAGCCTCATCAGAGTTTACTGTAACGTTGCTGTAATTAGTAGTAGCTGCACCATAAGTACCTACTGGGGTATCTTTAATAAGTGCAATCTTAATTGTATCTGTATCCAGATCGTGAACACCCCCAAGTAGTTCTTGCTTGAAGCTGTTGCACATTGCCGTTGTAATAGCCATAGGGAATGTCCTTATTTAAGTAAGCACAAAGGGGCCAGTACTTGACCAGCCCCTTTATTGGTTAGATTATGCTAGGTTGTAACGTGCTGTTACAAGAGCTTCTGGACGCAAGATTTTGCGACCGTATAGGTGCATACCACGAACGATGTCCGCAAATGAATCTGGGTCACGGTATGTTTCAGTCTTGTTGATCTGCTCTGCAGTTGCAACCGCTGAGTCATGACCAGCAACAATCACACCATAGTTGTCGTCTTGTGCTGTAGTACCTGTAGTACCTGCACCTGTACCGACTGATGGTAGGTTGTTTGAAACGTATACACGGAATCCATTCCAGTTGTTTAGAACTAGTCCGTTACGCAATCCACCTGAGTCACCGAAGTCAGCATTCAATAGACGTGAATCTTCGTCCATCAATACTTCCATCATCTCTGGTGAAATTACAATCCAACGACCCGCTTTGTCAACGCTTTGAACGTCCAACAAACGGCCCATACGTGCAACCAACATTGTTGGAGATACGTAAGCTGTTGGCAGTGCTGTTGCACCTGGAAGACGAGCACCAACAGGAATAGAGTCACCTGTTGTACCAGCAGATGGTGTAGTTGTGATGTTGCCAAAGTTTGACATATCCAACTTGTTAGCTGCTAGAAGTTCGTCAGAACCTGCAGCTGTGTTTGCTTTAGTACCGTTAACAGTTGTGTTAACTGTATCTGCAACACCATGCAACGCAGATTGAGAATAACCTGATAGGTAACCCAAAACTTCTTGGTCATGCTGGTCAGCCAAGCGGTATGCCGCACGGTTGGTCGCAAGATCCATGAAGTTTACGTGTGAGTGCGCTTCTTCGATGTCGTCCATCTTGAAGGCGAAGTAGTTCGCTTTATCGACGACTAGAGAGAAATCAGCGTCTGTCAAATCCTGCGCAGCCACTGTTGTGCCACGAGCATATGCAGATACTGAGATTTCAGGTTCTTTAATGATTTTAACAGTGTCACCTTGGTTTGCGATTTCACCGAAATAATCAGAGTTAGTAATGTCTCCAACAACAGTAGACTTGCGGAAAGCAAGCTGTACTTTTTTGGAATAAATTACGGGAGAAAAGTTCCCGTTTGGCAGGTTAGTGTAACCTGACGCTACTGCAAAAGCCATGATTAAATCCTCCATGATATTTGGCTTAACAAAGCTAAACACCTACAAAGAGGCTGTTCCTTTTCTAGGGTGCAGATGGATTACAGTTGCGCTACCGTATGCCTACTGGGCCTATACTTAAACAGGTGGTTCTTTTTAGTTTTAGACTTTTTTGATGAATTAGGTTGAGACAAAAGGTAGTCATAAAGAGGCTTTTGTCTCTGTGCCTATAGTTATACTGTTGATTAAAGTATTGTCAACAGGTTTTATCTAGCATTGCCAGATACATCGTAAACAAATTTACCCGAACGGATAGCCTTGTTGATATCATCAGACCTAGCTTCAAACTCTTTTGCAGACATTTTAGCTACATCTGATTCACGAATTACGTCATTAGCATCATCTACATCTACGTCTGTCTTAGTACGTCGAGTAATTGTAGATGCTGCCTCTTTGGCCTTCTCTTTCTTTGCAGTCTTAGTAAGGCCTTTATCTACTTTGTACAAGTCAATGACACGTACTACTGATGCAGGATCATCTGCATTTTCATAGAGTGCATCTTGTACCCACTTAGGCTGTTCTTCAGCCCAGTTATGAAACTCATCAGAAGCTCGAAGATCATCAAAGTCTTCGTGAGCTTTACGGATTTGATTCTCCGCTTTTACTCGTTGTGCTTCTGTTTGTGCCTGATCTAACTCTTTTAGTCTAGCATCAGCTTTGCTAAACATTTCTTGAGCTTTCTTAGCAGCAATAGTTTCTACGATACCTGCTACGTCAGGATATTCTTTTGCCCACTCTTCAATATCTTCATCAGACTTGGGAGGAACAATAGAATCCTTTTTCATGCGTTTTTCAAAGGCTTCGAACTTCTCGTTCCATTCCTTTTCTTTTTCTTGCATATGGCGTCTTAGATCACCATATCGTTTTTTAAAAGATTTTTCTTCTGGAGATAACGTTGCTTCTTCAACTTCTGTATCGGCCTCTTTCGCTTCGACGGCTTCTTCTTCTTTAGGTTCATCTTCTTCGGTAGATTCTCCTCGTTGAGCAGCTTCAAGTCGTTTAATCTCCTCTTCTTCTTCTTCAATACGCTTACGCTTGCGTTCGTAGTTATAACCTCGATCAACAAATCCTGCTGTCTTTGGTGCTTCTACTTCTGTTAGTTCAGGCATTATATTCTCCTTATGTTGGGGCCAGCCGTAGCTGGGTAGCCTTATTTCTTACCTGCGAGTCCGCCTTTTTTGTATTGGCGTTTTGTTTTATTTTTAGGTTTGCTAGACATTAAACCGCCTTCGTTCATACCACCCCAGCCAGAACCTTGCGATACAGAACCTTGTCCTCCCGTAGGTTTATCTGCTGAAGAAGCTGAACCGTAACCACCAGAACCTGTCTGAGTTTGTGCAGCAATACTTGTACCAGCGTCAGCAGCCTTTTGAGCAATCTTTTGAGCTTTTTGAATAGCAGCTAACTGAGCAGCGTTATCGGCGTTACTTCCCCTGTTCGACAAAGATCTAGCAGCTCTTCTTGCGTTTTCTGCTGCCTGTTGTTGTGCAGCAGCTGCGGCTTCCTCTGCGGCTTTTGCTGCAGCAACTCTTTTAGCTTCTTCTGTTGCAACAGATTGATCTATAAGTTGTTTTCTTTCAGGGCTAATAGATCCTGCAATTAATGCACGTTTAGTTGGGTCGTTAGCTAACTCTTTAATGAACTCTGGCATACCACCACCATCTTCAGTTTTAAGACCTTTAGGTGTCTCAATACCGATAGAGTTTAAGTACTCAATAGTCATCCAGTCGCCATCAGCATATCTACCAAAAGCATCTTGTGCAATTTTTGTAGCTAGACTTTGTTTGCCGATGTACTCTTCTATATTATCTCGAATTTGATTTGCAGATTTAATATCACCAGCAGCTTCTAGAATATTAGCTTTAGCATACTGACCAGCAATGTTTCTCATGCTTACAATTTGACCTACACCAGGAACTTGTTGAATGATGCTTTCAATAGCAGTTGGATCTGCAATGTCTGTTGTAGTCCAATCTACACCCTCATACCAAGGTTTTGATTCTGGAGGTGGAGGTGGTGGGCCATCATTGCTGCTGCCACCAGTTTGAACAGGTGCTTGTACAGGCATTGCAACACAAGTTTGTGTAGCTGGGTCATAAGACATACCTTTTCTAGCACAAGATTCTGCAGTCTCCTGGACAGTAATTGTAGGTGCAGGAGTAGGTGTTGTTGGAACAGATTCTATTTCCCCAGACTCTGCTCTTGGAAATATTGTAGCACCTAATGGAAACCCTGTAAACTGATTTTGTTGTGCCTGTTGACCTGCAGCAAGAAAGTCTTGATCGGTTTGAAGTCCACCAGTTTGATAACCTACAACACCACCTTCAGACATACCCATCATTTCTTGAATAGCAGCCAGCTCTTCTGGTGTAAGATCATCATCATTAGTAGGACCACCTTCAGGGACAGGTTCACCACCAATTCTACCACGAGCTTCCATGTCTTGCAAGCCCATTTTTGCAGCATCTCGTAAATCTTCAAAGAATTTTACACCGTAGTATCTGACGACATCGGCAGGAACTACGTACTCCCCCTCAGATAACTGTGCAGGAATATCGTCACGTACTTCCTCAGCCATAGAACCTGCAGGTACTTCGTTGCCTGACACAGGGTCTTCTCTCATTCCATCGTCACGCAAACCTCCGTCTGCGAATGCAAAACTCATTTGTTGA